TCATGCGTTAACCTGTGAATCGTCAAACTTGTAGCCCACGCCCCAGACGGTTTGAATAATCTGCGGGCCAGACTTTTCCAGCTTCTGGCGCAGCTTCTTGATGTGGGCGTCAACAGTTCTTTCTTCACCGAAGTATTCATAGCCCCAGACAAGTTCCAGGAGCTGTTCCCGGGAGAAGACCTGCTTTGGCTTCTGGGCCATAGTGTAGAGCAGGTCGAATTCCTTTGGCGTCAAGCCTTCAACCCGGTTTTCGTCAAAGTAGACTTCCCGCCGGCTCTTGGAGATCCGGATGTGGTTGGTTTCCAAGTCGAAGTCGTTGCTTGGGATGTTCTTCGGCAGGTTTCTTGGCTGCCCTTCCAGCATTACCCGCCGGTGCAGGGCCTTGATTCTGGCGATCAAGGCGATCGGGCTGAATGGCTTGGTTACGTAGTCATCAGCCCCGACACCCAGGCCGAGAACCTGGTCAGATTCGCTGTCGCGGGCCGTCAGCATAATAATCGGCACAGTCTCAGAAATCCGGCGGATCTCCTTGGCCACTTGAATCCCGTCCTTCTTTGGCAGGTTCAAGTCCAAAGTGATGATGTCAAAATCCCGCGGGTGAGTTTGGAAAATTTCGACTGCTTCTTCACCGTCGTAGGCGGAAACTTGTTCCCAGCCTTCCTTCTTGAAGAACAATTCCATCATTTGTGAAACTGACTTGTCATCTTCTACCATTAAGATCTTCATGTTTTAACCCCTTACCGAAAAATTGTGCAATCCGCACTATATTATAATCGTAGCAAAAAAGTATCAAAAGCCGCCAATCATTCTGTGAAAGAAGCTTGAAACTTAACTCACAAGTTTGGGGCTAATTGACTAAATTATATAGTTTTTTCACTTAATTTCTACAAGAAAAAAGTTTGCTTTTAATCATCGCCGCTAGTCAAGAATTTGTAAACCGCCCAGGCAAAAAGTGCTGTTGGCAGCAGGCCTGGGGAAAGGTCGACCTTGAGCTTGGTCCTGCCCTTGTCATTGACTTTTTGGCAGCTATAAGCTCCTAGCAAAAATTCTTTGAGTTTCATAGTTGACCTCCCGCACTAAAAAGTGTACTTACAGTCAAAACAATAGCTTCTATTCTTTTAATTATACTCTTGATTCCTTTGCGATTTATTGCATTTGTTATTTTATTCCAGTGACCATCTTCGGAAAATCATTTTCATTTCTTCCCCTTTAGTTACGCCTTATAAACACTTATCTCTTATACTATACCGCTCTTTCCAGCTTATCGTTGCATATATTGGAGAATTCTTTCATTTTGGAAGATAAAAAATTCCACAAAAAAGACGCGTGCATCAATCACACGCGTCTTCTTTAGACAGATGGAGATGAGGGGTTCTTTTTATTAAGTTTCTGGATATTTATAGGCGTTTCAAACTCTGAAAATTGGCGAAATTGCGTTTTCCCGCATTTCTACACGTTTCATTTTTTCTAGTTAAAAATCTAGTTAATAGATGGCATCAGCGTGATAATCGCCTGGCCGTTAGACGGATAGACCACTACTCCCGTCTCTGTGGTTTGCCAAAGCTCCACGGAGTACTGGCCTGCCGGGAAGCTGGCCAAATTGGCTGACGAAGCGATCAAAGAACCATCGTCGTTCACCATTGTGTCCAGGGTCGCGACCTTCTTTAAGTTGGCATCCCCCACCTTGACCACTACCTGGTCCGTGTCGGTAAAGGTCTTAACCTGGCCATCTTCGGCTGCGCTCAGTACGAAGCCGTGGGAAGTGTCGCCACTTTTGATCGTGTCGTACTCAATCGTTAGTGTATTCATAATCTCTTCCTTACTACTTAACTACATTTGCGTAATTCTTAGGCAACCAAAGATCCCTGCCGATTAGATAGCCCTTGCTGTTGATCTTGCTGTACTTCCAGCGAGATAATTGCTTAACATAGGTGTTAGTGTAATAGCCCTTGCCGTTGATTAATCTAATCTTCCAGTTTGCCTTACCATAGCCCAGCCACTTGGCCTGAACAATGCCAGACTTAACCGTAACCGTGATTGGCTTTTTAGTGGCGGTCTTCTTAGCAGTGGCCTTCTTAGCTTGCTTTGGTTGAACCTTAATTACACCAGTAAGCTTGATAACCTGCCCAGGGTGAATCGTGCTCTTCTCGGTCTTGCCGTTTAAGCGTGCCAGCAAACCAGCGTCCAAGCCGTATCTCGTTGCAATTGAGTACCAACTGTCGCCCTGCTTGATGGTGTACTTGTTGGACTTTGGAATCGGCTGTACGCCTATCTGCTTATTGGTGGTGGCGTTTGCCGGTTTAACTGGCGTTTTCTTAGCCACCTTGCCACTAGTTACCAGATTGTTCTTAAGTTCCACATTGCCGTCTATTCCGTACCAGTTATCGGCGTATTGCCATAGCCCAACGTGCGGCATACTTGGGAAGTAATTGAAGTCCGGCTTAGTCTGCAGCCCCATAGTCTTATAACTGGCTACCCAGATAACATCGCCGTATCTTTTTCCCACCTTATCTACATCTACGTACTGCTTGAAGTAGTAAGATCCAGAGTAGAGGATAGGCTTGTAACCGGCTGACTTGATAGCCGACATAAATGCCAATATAGCCGTGGTGTTGGCTGGCTTGCTGCTGCTTGCCCCAGCTTCATAGTCCAAGGCGATCACAGAACCAGCTTCCAGGCCAAACTTCTTTGCATCTGCAATGGCCATCTTGGCCATGGACTTGGCGCTTGAAGTACTTGCGCCAAATTGACCCCAGTAATAACCACCAACATCTAAACCTGCTGCCTTAGCATTAGCAAGCTGGGCGCTTGCCTTTGGGTTCTGGTAGTGATAGCCTTCTGCGCCACCGCTGCCTCCAAGCTTAACAATAACAAACTTAGCCCCCTTGCTCTTGATTGATCTAAAGTAGCTTTGAGTGCTGTCCTGGTAGCTTGAAACATCATTGCCTAGCCGTCTAGCAGCTTGCACTCGATTAGAGGACAAGCCAATTAATGCCGTCGCCCCGATTAAAGCCAGCTTACTTTTGATTAGCTGTGGTTGCTTCACTCTGTACCTCTTCCTTCTTATCACTGTAAGTGCTTAATGTACCGTCTTTTGCCAGTTCGGCCCAGGCTTTTTCGACTGCATTTTCAACAGTCTTGGTATCAGCATCAGTCCAGCCCAACTTTTGAAGTTCAGTGATAACAGTCTGCACTGCTTCACTCTTTTTCAACTGCCCTGTTAATCCTTGGGCAATGCCTGTCTTTTCGGCGGCAACAACGGCGCTTGGTGCAAGCTCGTTAATCACATCGATAACGGCCTTAACTTTGCTGTTCTTGGCCATCAAAGTTTCAACCCCAATAGTTACCAGTGCAATAGCTGCAAGGATAATTACTTGAATAACTTGATCAATCATTGTTTGTCTTTACCTCTCTCGTTTAACATTTCCTCTAACTTATCAACCTTGGCCTCAAGTCTTGCAATCTTCGACTGCAATTTAATCACTTCTTCTTGAGCTTTAAAGCGCTCATCACGCTCTTTTTCAAGTTTCTTTAACAAGTCTTGATTCTCGCTGTTCAAGCGTGCTTCGCGATTCTCCTCGTTCTCTTTGCGTTGCTTCTCCTGAGATAAGTTGTAGCTGGCCCAATAGATTAACAGAGTAGGGAGAATTGGGACCACCTTTACTATGACGTCTTGCCATCTCACATGCTTCTCCTCTCTATTCGTTGTCTCTATTGCTTGGGCCGGTCTTTGCCAAATACAGTGACAGCAAAACCATAATGAGATCTTGAAAACCGGACATTATCATTCTAGGCGTGCTAAGCGGCGCGAAAATGGCATGCATTAGCTCATTGAATCCCAGCCAAGTTAGATAAGCAGCAGATAGTGCGAGTAGAACTTGATTAGCTCTGGTGGTTTCTAAAAAGCCTACACTCCAGCCAATCAAGCCGATTCCGATCGCAATTCCCACAATGCCAACTGCGGAGTTGTTTTCGATTTTTAGCAGCGTTTCCCAATTGGGTGGCCAAAAGAAGTAGCGCTGGTGGGTCAGCAACATAAGCCCCGTAACAGTTAGGTCAAGACCCAGAATTAGGTGAAGGGGATTATTTCTTACCTGCTGAACCATTTTCTTAATTTTTAGCATTGTCTACCTCCTATTTAGCAGCAGTGTAGGCTGCCAGCAAATGGAGCGGGTGGCTAAGCCTGTGCTTGATAAGTTCCATAATCTTCACCGGTGATCGTCTTGTAGCCCTTGGTGGTGATGTAGCCGTTAGTAGCATAATCGTAAATGTTCGCCTTAGTGACCCAGCCTAAGTCATACTCCATTTTATACATTGGTACGAGCATGTCCGGGTCTAAAACAAAAGTAGTAGCCATATTATTTGCCTCCCAATTATTGAGCTTCAGTAGTAGTAGTGCCAGCACTAGCAGTTGAGCTAGCCGTGTTATTAGTAGCTTGTGTTGCTTGTGCAGTCTTCAGGTTAGCTAGTGCCTGCGTAAGCTTGCCGATGTTGCTACTGATAAGTATCATCATCTGCACCAGGGATGCGTTCTCCTTCTCCAGCGTCTCCTTAGATGCTTCCAGCTGTTGCGCTCTCTCGGTCAGCTCTGAGATGGTGTCAAATGACTTATCCTTCCAGCAGTTGTTAACCCAATCGTAAACTGGGTCTTTGAGGTCACTGCTTGGTGCTTCCGGAGCATAAGGGTACTTACCCACGCTGTCTTTCAAGACCGCTTCGCGCTTGCATGAGACCTCGGTGTCTGAGCGATAGCCGTAAGTCCAGTCGGCAAGCAAGCCTTGGATTAACTCGACTTGGTCTGCTGTGACCTTCAAGTCAGTAGTTGCTTCTGCAGTAGCAGTTTCAGTAGTAGCTGTTGTTGTTGTTGTTTCGTCTGCCATAATTTGTCTCCTTTTGTTTAAATTGCTTTAGTTATTTGGGTCCAATTTCCCCAACTATTGTCCATGAAGACCCGAACCCACTGGACCGTTGGGTCGATGTCCTTCCACACAGTTTGAGTTATCCGGGTTGGCACGCCTTCCACCCGCACGTACAGCCATGCATTTGGGATCGGCGTGTTAGAAGTGGTCCCTAGCATGTTCTTGATAAAGTAACTGCCACATGCCTTTACGTTGTTAAGGTCAATAGCAGTTGTTATCACAGTAGGTGTCCACACCTGGCGTAAGGCAAAATCTGTGTAAGCATTTGCTTGACCAAGGACCGAGGCATCGGCTTTGTTCATCGCCGCTGTTAAGTCACTCTTAGCAGTGTCTGTGTAAGCCTTAGCCTGACTAAGAACTGAGTTATCAGCGTTAGTGCGAGCCGTGGTTTCGTTAACTAAGGCAGTGCTGATTTCATTTTCCGCATCTTCTGGAGCCGGTCTCCAGTCAGTTGCTACGTTGCCTTTTTCAACTTGATAATGATCAACGCTTATGCTATATCCAGCCGGTGCCATATTAATCCAAAAGAAAGGGCTTGGCGATTCAAAACCTAAATTTCCAGCAAATCGCCCTGAGTCACCGATTACAAACGTTTCCTTTACGGTATAAGTAGTTTGGCCATCAACTAAGTCGTTTTTCGAAAGAGTAACATGAATTTTCCAGTTATGAGTGGTTCTAAAAAGTCCAACTGTAAAGTAATCAGAAAAATCGCTTTTTGCTAGCGTGCCATTTTTCGAGATAGTCAAATTCCCGGTTACGGTTAATGTGTCGTCATAGGTTAAACCAAGATTGGATAAGTGTTCTTTCAAAACAACTCTTTGACGATCCGGCCAATAGTAGCCTGATTCAAGCGTTATGTCATTACTGTTGGCATTAGTAGTTCCGTCAAAAAAGGTCTTAGCTTCTTGAGTACCTAGTACCAGATTTCTACCGCCTACGTTAAGCGCGAGGTCGCCATTAGTGTCTGGCTTGAGTGAGCCGTTGATTGACTTTACTACGCCTGCATTTGCGGCCGACAGCTTGCTATCAATATCAGTTTTTTGATAGTAATTATTGTTCATCGTCGTTGTTAAGTCACTCTTAGCAGTGTCTGTGTAAGCTTTTGCTTGAGTGAGCACCGAGTTATCAGCGTTAGTCATCGCCGTTGTTAAGTCACTCTTAGCAGTGTCTGTGTAACCTTTTGCTTGACTTAAAACAGAAGTGTCGCTGTTTTGCCGGTTTTGTGTTTCGGAGTCTAGTAACCGCGTCAAGTCATCTCTGAGCTGGTTAGCCTCTGCTTGTGACTGAAACGGTAAAGATAAGTCTCCGTTTGCGTCAGGCTTAAAGGTGCCGTTAACCGACTTTACCACGCCTTCTGTAGTCGCTGAGATTGTGACAGAGCTAGAGTTAGCAACTGCTGCATAAATCTGAAGTGTGAATGTGAAGCTTGCATCACTGTCGCTTGGACGGGCCGGCATTGTTTCTGGGTCAACGGCGGGAGTGACTGCGTAAAGAATTTCGCTTTTTCCAGCTTCTTGAGCATAGATGCCAACGGCGAAGATTTTATATTGATCAGTCAAGCCGCGGTTAACGAACTGCGCTTTGAGCCCGATCTGCTTCGGGTTGCTAGTATCGAAAGCTGTTACGGTGCCATTTTGGACGATTGAATTCAAGGACGTTAAGCCCAGCACTTGATCGATCGTGGCATTCTGCAAGGTTGAATCGCCTGAAGTGACAACACGAGTGATTTTAAATGTGCTAGTGCCGTTGACCGTCCTTTTGGCAAGGTCAAGCCCAGCGCTTGTTAGAATAGTGTTTCCATAGCGAGCCATTTGTACCTCCTTTTATAGTGCTTGCGATTTTTCAATTTTCGAGACGAATTCCACCAAATAACTAGTCGCAAGAGCTGAATAGAGTTCTAGGCTTGTTTCTTGCGTCGTAAAGGTGATCTCGACTTGATAAGCCATATTTGCGGGCAATATGTGATTAAGCCAGTTCCTCAAGTTAGTTACTTGCACTTGAGAAACGTCGCCAGTCGACATTACTTTCACCAAGTGGTTTTTGACATCGATAAAGTAATCCAGGTGCATGCCGTACATGGTAGCGGTTGATCGCAAATAATTTTTAGTCAGCTCTTGCGGCGGGGCGTTCTCGATGAAGATGGCTTGCTTACGTTCTTCAAGCGTGACATTCGGGCTGGGAGTGATTCCTAGTTGCTCTTCGAAGATCTTGATTCCGTCCTCGTCTGCTTGCTTGATGAACTGGTTGGCGAGAATTTTATCTTGATTTTGGTCGCTAGCGTCTAGCGCCTTGCCTTGAGCTTCTAGGAGTTGTTCCATCTCATACACGCCAGAATAGAATTCTGGCATGTAGGTTAGTAAGTCGCTCATTCCACCGTCACCGTCCCTAGAATTGGAAGCTCGGACGTTGAGCTATTAAAAGTAAGCTCTACGTCGCCATCGATCAACTGGCCATTTTGTGAGAAAGTTGGCATATTAGCGTTGACAACTCCAGGAATTGCAAGCACCCTGGCCAAGATTTTAGCCCTAACCATTTTAACTGCGTAATCTCGCCCTGCTGTCTGATCGATGACTCCCCAGGCTTTCCTCCGATCCGCAAAATAAGCTTCAATAGTGCTGGTAATAGCAGGCTTGAGCGAGTCCTTAGTGTAGCCAGTATCCGCGTCGACAGAGATTGTTACGTCTAGCGGACGCGGGGTAGGTGCTACCACTGTTACCTCGTGGTCGATGGGAGCAAGGCCGATTCCTTGCCCGGGCACTGGGTCAATCTTGGTCTTAACTGCATCGATCAGGCTTGAGCTGGCAGGCAAATAGTCATTGCCTACAATTACCAGCTTGACGGTTCCTCCACCGGCCCACGTTGGATAAATTTGGGCGGCGCCAACCTCAGGAATCTCTGCGATCATCGCTTGATAGTCTGCAATGTTGCCCCCGTAAGCTAGCCAAGGCGTCGACTGCAGCAAGCGGTCCCTCAGCGCTTCGTCGTCTTCTTCATCACGGGCCGGCTCCTCGATGCTTACGATTTTCGCAAAGTTTAAGCTGTCATTAGGCGTGATGGGCAGGATTTGCCCCGTGTAGCCATTGCCGACTGTCCCCGCCTTGTCTGCGGCTAGCAGGAAACTGTAGTCTTGGTTTACCTGCGTAACTGAGTAAGTAATTGGATCTTTCCCGATACTAGAGAATTCGTCACCAACTGCTACCGTTTTGCATGGCCCGCCCATTTGGTCCGTCGCCGTTGCCTTAGCAACTGCGTAAGTAGCTTTAATCCGTTGCGTCCCGTGCTCTTCTGCGCGGTAGTCTAAAAACTCGCCACTTGCTGTGCTTACATAGGTTTCCCGCAAGATTTCGGCCATGTTCAGGGCTTGCTCTGCCAACACTGTTGCGGCAGGAGCTAGAGCGTCATAGATGACAGACCCCTCTCGTGTGTCTACGTCTTCGGGAACACTGTCCAGCATACTTTCCATATAGTAATCGAAGTCTTGAGCTTCTAACTTGTCGATCATGTCACTCAGTGCTGTCAACCGTCGCCACCTCCTGTTCTACTGTTAAGTCTCCATAAATGGTCGTAACCGTCGCCGTGATTGTAGCCGTGTCGTCCTCGTGAACGTCGAAGTCGTCAACGGTTACCCCCGTTATTCGATCATCTTGTGTTAGTGCTTCTTCAAGCACTCGCTGAATTTCTGCCTCAACATAATCCTCCGACTTCCCGATTAGTTCGTCTAGATCGTGTCCATAATCTTCAGAATAAATTGGGTAGACAGATCTTTCAGTCTCCAAAATCTTAGTTACGGCCTGCACTACTGCAGCTTCGTCGTCGATCTTGCTGAAGATCCGCCCGTTCTTGACTTCCCACGTCAAAGAGGTTTCGGCGTCGTTATCGTCCGCCTCTGGGTCGTCTGTTTGATCGTCTTCCACGTCGCCTAAGTCATCGGCAGTGTTCAGTTCTTCATCATCATTCATCTACCTCGGCGTCCTCGCCTGTCCCCCTTTCAAATAAGTAAAATTCTTGACCACCGTCGCTCCTGATCATTGCTACCTCATCGCCAACTTGCAAGGCATTATCTACAGTGATTGCAATGTCTTGCTGCTTGCCGTCGATTGTAGTAGTGCCGATTAGCTTACGTTTACCGATGGCTTTACCTAGCGTGATAAAGTTGTCATCTATGATCATGTCGTTAGATAATTGCACCCGAAGAGGGCTGGTACTGATAACCGTTCCCGTAACAAGGTCGCAATAATCGCTATCACTGCCGCCCCGTTGGTGCAATCTTTTTAAGAGGCGCTCTCCAGCCATTTCTTACCTGCTTTCAAAGTCAAATCACATTTATAACTTGATCCTTCCCAAGTGTGGACCGCTTTAATGATTGGCACATTAGATTTATTAGTAGCTAAATAGCTAGCTCTCAAGTTGACTGAGTTGCCTGCTACCAGGTCAAGGTTGCCAATGCATGACAGAGTTAAGGTCTTAGTTACTTGATTAGCGCTTTTAAGCTCTGCATTAGCTTGAGCCTTGGCCTGGGCCGCATTAGCTTTATCCTTCTTCTGGACAACTTTCTGCAGTCGGCCCCAACGGGCAACTGTGCTGCCTTTCGAAGTCGTGAAAGTGTAAGAAGTGTTCTGCGGCGTTTCACTAACCGTGGATGCAATAGTTCTCTTGCTGTGACCTTTTGCGCCGTGCATTCTGTTGTAAGCTTGGTGCGCATAGGCGTAGCGTTTATTCATTGCGGGAATTCCCGCCGCTTCAACTTGCTGCTCAAAAACCAGGGTTGCCCGTTCGATTGTTCTTGCGTTTCTAAGTTCCCGCATTAAGTAGGCGTTATTTTTTAGACCATTAGTGGTTTGAGCTGATGAGCTTGCATTCCACAGGTTATCAAGCTGAGCGTCTAAGCTGAGATAATTCTTGCCATGGCGGTTACACCAGCTAATCAATGCTGCTTTAGCTCTACCAGTCCACTGGATGATGCCGATGTCATCGTTTCCGCTTGAAGCTGTTGGATTGTAGCCAGATTCTTGAGCAATGTTGCCACAGATCCCAGCGATAGCGATATCGCTAAGCCCCTTTTTTGCGAAGAAGTTCCAAACGGTTGTCATGTTGTTTGTGTTGCTGCCACTTACCGCCGTGCTCTTTGATCTTATCCCAGCCGTTGACGTCCTCTTACCCTTGACGTGTTTGGTGTAAACCTTGACAACGTTGTAAGCATTAGTGATGGACTCCTCAAGACTGCCAGACAGCAAGCCTGACTTATCGCCCACAATGAGCGAGAGTTGCTTATACGGTGCCCGCCTTAGTTCGACTGTGTCCCAATTTGCAGCTAAAAAGTAATAGTGACCCGTTGAAGAGAACGTCTTATCAACTGCACTTTTTAGCATTTCGAAATAAGTTTTGCCGTCGCTGATCTCCGCCTTAACCTTGTGAGTGTTTTTTACAGCAACCTTGTGAGAAATTCCAGCCCGCTTGCAAACTTGAGTAAACCTTGCTGCAAGTGTCATCGTTGGCCAAACGATAGCGTCTTGCGACTTGAGATAATACAGCTTGTCATAGGCTATCACGCTAACAGTTCTGTCGGTCTGAATTTTTACGTCGAAAACGTATCCGTAAAAGACTCTGTGCCCGTTATACCAAAGCTTTATGATTCCGCCTAGCGCTGGCTTCTTCGGCATCTGGTCAAAGACAAGGTCAAAAGTTAATTCTCCAGCTGAGTAATTCAGGTCAGTGGTCCATTTAATGTTGTTAGCATTCTTGCTTAAGTCATAGCCGCTTTTCCCGTCGCGTGTCCAGAACTCTAGTTTGATCGCCATGCTATCACGCTTTCTTTACTGAAGATTTAGCAACCCAACCGTCCGCAATTCTGTAGGGGTATTTTTTCCCAAGAGAAACAAGCTTAATCGTTCGCTTAGCTTTCTTGATCTTCTTACCTTTAACCCCGCCAGTTGAATTTCTGTAAGTTTGACCAGTGACAATCACGCTAGAACCCCGAGTAATCCTCTTCGCTTTTGAGCTACGTTTGCGCCTACTCTTCTTAGTAACACTTCTTCCTCTGGGTTTCTTGCGTTTCTTGACACTTGAGTAATCGAATGGTACATACTGCGTAAACGTGAGGTTATAGGTTACGTCGTCGGCGTTTCCCTTCTCGAAACCATGCTTAAACGTGGAGATGGTCATCAAAAACGTAATCTCGGTACTAGTAACAGTAACTCGAACTTGGCTCTTATTTTGCTGCCACTTATTCAAGATGTCGATGTAGTGCTGCGGCGGGTAGTGCTTGCCATCGCTGTAGGAGGCTTTCCATCTTGGGAAAAAGGATTGAACTTCTAGAGTCGTAAGCTTAAGTAACCCCAGCTGGTTTACTTCACCGAGATTGATAACTTTCTGAATAGTATTGTCGCTCTCTCTGCTGATTGACAAATCACTCGGATTTACAGGCAGGTGAATAGTCTCGCCTGTTTTCTGATCAGTGACGTAGATTCCGAACTTCTTAGACCTAATTCGATTATTGCGGGTGGTGTACTTGGGCGGCCTCTTTTTCTTTGCAGCCTTCTTGACAACTGGCTTTCTGACCGCTTTTTTCTTAGTTGCCGTCCTCTTGGTCTTTCTGCTCGTGCGGGCAGTGGACTTTTTCCTTGCCGCTTTTTTAGCAGCAATTTTCTTTTTTACCAACTAAGCGCGCCCCCTTCCTTCGCGTCTAAGATATCCTCAATGGCGCTTAGAATCTCTTCTGCGCTCTTCTGCGGCTGTTGAGCACCGTTTACTGCAATTGCCCCGGCTTGCACATTAACAACCGTCTGGCGGCTATTCTGCGTCTTTGCGAACATGTTGTTAACAGAGCTTGCCGGGGTAATGCTTGCGCTTGTGACAGCTGGCGAGCTGATCGGCTGGCTAGTTACTACCGCTTGAGCAGTATTGACCGGGCTTGTGATCTGTTGCGTTGGAGTTGCGAGGCTTGCGAATTGCTTGCCCTTAACGCCTACCGTTGCCGTGGTCCCGTCTAAGCTAGTGAGCGCCTCGACAACTTGCATAATAGCGTCATAAGCCGTGTAGAATCCATCTGCGAGTGATCCGCCGAATGATGGACCAGGGCTAGCTTTCGAAGCTAAAGAAGCCGAATTAATCAAGCCCTCGGCACTGTTAGCTACTAGGCTTTGCGTGCTATCCATACCAACGGCCAAACCTTGGCCGATGTAGTCACCGACTTCTGCGAATAATCTAGAAGGCGAGTGAATTTTTGCCTTAGCACGTGCCGCGCGGTTCGCCTGATCTACTAAAGCGTTGGCCGCTGCTGCAGCTGCTCCGACTTCCGACCGCATGCCTGCCGCAAGCCCTGCTCCGATCATGACGCCAACGGAATGCATGGCACTAGCTGCGGAGCGGCCTGCCGAGATAGCATCTTGGACAGTACTTCGAACAGCGCTAATTAAAGCTGCTCTATGACTGATAACTGCAGCAACTGCTGCGGCCATCCCAGCATGGACTGAGGAAATGGTTGAACTAAAGTTGACAGTTGGCGGCTTGATTTGGATCTGTCTAACACTCTGTAGAGCATTTAAGGCACTTGCCGCCATTAGTGCCCCGTTTGCCAGAGCTAGCATGCCGCTCCCAGCGTTGGCCAGTCCGGTGCCTTCACTTGATACCTTGCCTAGTCCAACGGCTAGGGAGGTGAGCATTGCAATAGTCTTGCCCAGGCCGATCGACGCAATCTCCCGAAGCCCGGTCGCTATTCCCTGCAAGCCTAGACCGGCGTTGCGGATGGAATTACCGACTGAGTTAATTACATTAGCAATGGAGTTGAATACATTACTAATTCCAGTTGAAATAGAATTAATAATGCCTTGGATAGTCTCGCCGACGCCTTTGATAACTGTAGTAATACCGGTCGCAATAGCACTAACAATCACCGAAATAGTGCCTCCAATCGTTGTTAAGACTATAGCTACGCCAGCAGCCACAGCGCTAATCACTTGCACGATCGTAGCGCCAACAGCAACAACAACTGCGATAATTGTCGCTCCCAGCACTGTTGCGGCTGTCGCGATTGTAGTTAAAGAAATCGCGATAACTAAAAGCGATGCTGCAAAAATAGCTACCTCGACCGCAACGACCGCCAGTGCTACCGCAAGGACTAGCAAGCCAGCCCCGGCGACTATAGCACTAATGCCAAAGAGAACAACTGCGACCGCAACAGCTGCAAGTGCTACCGCAAGGACTAGCAAGCCACCTCCGGCAACTAGAGCGCCAATGCCTAATACGGCAACTGCTGCAGCTAATGCAATCAGGTTAATGGCCCCGGATAATCCATAACTAGCGATAGCAGGCAGAGCTGCTGATAGTATGTAAATCCCTGCCGCTGTCATTAGTACTGCCGCGCCTACTGAAAGCAAGGCGAAGCCAAGAGCAGCTAACCCAACTGAACCAGCTGTCAAAGCAGGAGCAAGCATTGTAAGGCCAACGATTAAGACGCCGAGCAGAGAAACCAGCAACACAAAGCCAAGTTGAGCACTGATTCCAGCATTCGCTAGATTGGTAGCGGCCTGCACAATTAGCAGGAAGGCACCCGCAATTGCAAGAGCGCCGACGCCAACAAAAGCGAATGCCGCGCCTAACTGCATGTAAGCTTGGGCGTTAGCAATGATTGCTGGCGCTTGTCCAGCTCCTATACTTTCAGCTGCTGGGGCCTTAAATGAGCTAAGAGCAGTCTTAACCGACGTGATAACGTCTGCCGCTGTCTTGAGTGCCTTAAACAGAGCAACCGCAACAGCAATCGCGGTGATGGAATTAGCGATATTGTTAAGCGTGTCCGCGTCTAGGTCTCCAAGCAATTGCATAGCCTTAACAATGCCCGTTAAAACCAACCCTTTTACCCCGCCCTTTAGTACCGCGAAAGCTAATGCGATGTTTTGAATTGTTTGAGGGTTAAGCTTGCCGACTGCCTTAGCTAGTCCAGCGAGTGCGTCTGCGATATTCGAGATTACAGTCCCAGATACTTTGCCAAGATCTGTAAAGAATGAGGTTCCGCCAGCTTTACCAGCCGACTTGCTAAACTGCCCCAATGAGGTCTTGATAGTATCGAATGCTGACTGAATATCTTTAAGCGCTCCTGTAGACTTGAAACCGGCGAACATTTCGCCCAAATCTTTTTTAGCTGTAGTTGCAAAATTGCTAATAAAAGTTTGCGCCTTAGTGAGCACTGAAGTGATGTCAGTCGCTAACTTAGAATAATCGATCTTGCTTAAAGTATCACTGAGCCCGTTAATAGCGTTAATACCAAACTTGGAAATCGCTTCCCACGGCTTGCGGAGGTTATAAGTCAACGTGTCCATAAGGCCATCTGTGGCGTCACCTATGGTTTTAAACTGCGTCGCCATTTTGGTAAAGTAGGGATTATTACCTGCTTTAGCCATAGCGTCAAATAATTCTTGCGTTTGAACCTTGCCGCTTTGAACGTTTGAGACCAGCTGCTTGGTAGTCATGCCCATAGCTTTGGCTACCGCCGACATCCCGCCAGGAGCTTGTTCAAGCATGATTTTAAAGTCTTCCCATTGGACCTTAGGCTTGGCCGCCATTTGCGTTGCTTGTTGGGAAAGAGATTTCATAGCCTGGGCCGGATTCTCTGCACTTGCCGCAAGTCCGCCGAACCCCTTAACCAGTTCTTGCGTGTTCTTAACACCTACAGCCTTCATCTGTGAGTAAGTGCTAGCCATGTCGCTCGCTGAATAAATGGTCTTCTGTGCGTAATCTTGCAAGCTCTTTTCCGTGGCCATGATCTGCTTGTTGGATTGACCGAGGAATGCCATGTTGCCCTCGAACGTCTTCCAACTCGTCGTAGTCGCGTCTAAACCGCCGGCCACTTCGCCGGCCATGTCCTTGATTTTGCCAAGTGCTCCCGTAACCAAGTTGCCTACTACAACGCCGGTGGACAAGTTGCCCAGGAAGCCACCGGAGGACTTTTCAGCGCCTCCAAAAAGGTTTCCAGATAGCGAACTCTTCAGCGCACCGAAAACGCTCTGCGACTTATTAACGCCGCTGGCCAGCTTGTTCAAAGTTGCGGAGAAAGCGTCGTTCAGTCTGATAGTTGTTGAGACTAAATTATCCGCCATTAATTAACCCCCTTTCTTTCTAGCCCTACGAAAAAAGGCAAGAGCTGCCAACACTTCTTACCTGTGTCGAGTCCTTGCCTTTCTTTCTGCTTCTTTTTGCTGTCTCTTCTCTTCGGCCTGCCGGACCTCGATTGCAGCTACAACAATAGCCTGCTCTGCTCTGCTCATCTCTGCCCACTCTGTGGGCTTCCAATGGTACTCATTGAGCACATAACTGTAGACAGCCCAATCACCGACAGAACCCTCTATTAGTTTTTTGCGGTTTCAATCAGTTCTTCTTCATCGTCGCCAATGTGTGACAGGTCCATGATTTCCTGGCTTAAGGCATTGAATTCACCAGCCGTTAACATGGTGCCGAGCAACTTGGCAGGATCGCCGATCACGCCATAGGAGCGCTGCAGCTTCTCATTCAGCAAATCTGGCTCTACAACGCTAGCTACCAAGACCTTGTTGACGAACTCGCTTTGGTCAAGTTGCTCTTCTACTTGGTGAGTCTTGCGGTTAGTAATCCGCTTAGTCGACTCTCTTCTCAGTCGGTTAACATCGTCGCCAGTTAAACTCTTGATGATAAACGGCGACTTGAACCGCTTGAACTTTACTTTTTTATTTTCCTCAGCCGGAGCTACGTTCTCGGCCAAAAAGTCTGCAATGCTTACAGCGCTCATAAAAACCTCTCAGAATTTCAGAATTAATAAATATCGTTGAATTTTTGGACCAATTCCACGCCTTCGAAGGTGAAGTCAGTGGAGAATTTCAGCAAGCTGTCGTCTGCTGAGATTTCAGCGATTGGAATGTCATCTAATGAAACGTCCTTCAGTTGGACAACTTGCTTACCAGTGCGAGAAGACTTGTCCTCAATTGATAACGTGATGTCAAAGAATAATTCGGCCCCGCCGTTAATGTAAGGCAAGGCATAATCAAGCCAGTTTGACGTAATCAGGTAGCCTTCAAGCGAACCCTTGCCTTCGATGGAAGTTACTTTGTGGTGCTTCCAGTGAGTGCCGAGGACTTGCACGTCTTCCTTATTTTTTTCAAGTTTTGCCTTAAAATCGGTTGCTTCGATCAGTTCGATAACACGGCCGTTAATAGTTGCCGTGACCTTGGCGTCCTTGCTGTTAATAGCGTCGCCGCTTGCGAGTAAAGTCATCTAATACCCCCCTATTATTAAGATACCGTGATGGTCATGTACAGTTTTTCCATACTATCAGTTGGGTTGATAGCAACGTCAACAATCAGCGTGTCCTTGTCGCTTCCCGCGGATACCGCAATGTCTGCAGTTGCGTCGAAGTTTTGTATTGCGCCTTCGCTTTGCAAGTTTGACAAGTAAGAGGCGATGTTTGCCTTAAACAAGTCACGGCCAGCAGGGTTGTTAGTGACAGCGCCGATAAAGGTGTTTTCGAACGTATCTTCGCAATATTGGGCAACCGTGTCCAGGACTCGCATAACTCTGTTCTTGCTAAATTGATTTGGCTTCTTTGCGCTAAAAGTAGTTAATGAATTAATGTCCTTTTCCACAACTACATTGCCGCCTCTGCGGGTGGTGAAGACAACCTTACCAGCGTTTAATGCATTGATGGTCTCTTCGTTGTCGAGCTTTGGTTCAGCTGCTTTGGCGTCGGCGATGTTTGCAAAAGTAAGTGAAGTTACTTCATCAGCATTAGCACTTAACCCAGCAAACCGAGCAGCGGCAACCGTTGGCGCAATCTTGGTCCCGTCATTTAAAACATAGCCGTTCTTTACAACTGAGACTCCCTCATAGTTTACGGCGCCAATGTCAGGGACAACGCCACGAACTTTGCGCCCATCGTTGTCTCTTACGTCCTTAATTACAGTTACCAAGAGCTGGTGCAGAGTGCTCGAATCAACAATCCCACCAGTGCTTGCGACTTCGTAATCCTCATTCTTGAGTGCGTCCGTCATAGCGGTTGCGATTGCGTCATTACTCAAGGCAGAGTCAGTGCCACCGGCCAGCGTCTTTGAGGTAGTGACGAAGGCAGTCCCGGTAAAATTAGAGTTAGCAGTTGCCGTAATGTAGTCGTTTCCAGTAAAACTTGCGCGGTTGTCAAAAGTTACGTCTTGCTGGTCAACCCGCTCGCTCCCGAAGACAGTCGTAACGGTTGCCCGGCTGGTGTCACTCGCATTCGGTTCAACAGTAACCGTAATACTATTGCCTTTAGTTCCGCCAAAAGCCGCAGTCAAATCCCAAGGCAGGCTAGCGTCTGAAACAGTCGCCTTGGCGCCAGTGTTGACTGCTACCAACTTAACCGTTTCAGCTTCTTTGAGGGCTTCCTTAACTGCCAAAAGCTTAGCGTCGTCAATGCTAGTCCCCAGCGCTTTAACGAAATTACTCCCCGCGGTTAAGGTGGTGACCCCGTTAGCACCCCAACCGAAGTTTTGGTCGCTAATTAAAAGCAAAACACCAACATTTGAGCTAGTGCTGACCGTGCCATTGCCGACAACGTTAACGTAGGCACCAGCCCGGACCTTATTTTTCGCGTTCCACGTACCAGCCATTTAAAAACCTCCTTCAAAATCTTTAATCTTCTTTTTAGCTTCTTCTACTGTGTAGAAAAAACCGTCTTCTAGCACAGTTTTCGCAATTAGCTTCTCAGCTTTCGAAAACAGACTAGAGGCGATTAATCCACGTTTGCCAAAGACTGCTTGCCCTTGGCTGTCCATCTTAGCCTCTTCTTCTGGTTGTTCACTAGCTGCAGCAACTGCCACAGCTTGTTCAACCGGCTTATTTGGTTCGTCCATTGTAATCAAGCCCTTTCATTTTTTCACTGTCATCTTCCTCGGTCGCATAACGTCTCTGCAGGAAGAACTGCAAGTCAAGTGTTCGCTCCGTGCTGTCTGCCGTGCAAGTCTTGCCAAGCGCTAAGTCCTGGCCGACATACTGAAAGCCCGCTAGCAGCTTGTTGCTTACGTCTACCAGCTGTTCATTAGCGTTCTCCTCACTAGCAAAGTAGATTACTTGGAAGTTCTGCTTAATGAACTGATAGCCTGCAAGCTCATAGTCGGCGTTGGTGTAGGTGTTGCGAACGTAGAAACTAGGCTCTTTAAAGCCGTTCGGCTGGTTCTCAGCATAGATGACTGTATCCTCGCCGAAAATCTGCTGCAGGACTTGCGCTATTTCCTCAATCGTGTCTCTGTCCATCATTTGAGTAGGTCCTTAAAAGGTTCAACCTCGCTAACCATTGCAGGCAGCTTATCTCGGATTTGATCTGCAGACTTCTTTACAAAAAATTGCCCTGCTACCCAGCCATTTCCGCCTCTGGTGCGGTGCCCATTCTCAACGTAGTAAGCATACTCAACATTATTGCCAAGTGTTACCTGCCAGCCGCCCTCACTATGGCTAGAGCCAACGGCATGCCATCCCCGCCGCAATGTGCCGGTGTCTACCGGTGAATTCGTCTTGAGCACTCCTAGGGAGTACTGGCCAATTCGCGTTAGCACTGTTTGCAGCTTCGGCTTAATTGCTGCCGCCTGAGCTTGAGCTTGCACGCGGCTAGCCCAGGCTTGGAATTCATTGTCGTCAATTTCAAAGCTTGCCATTCTTACGCCTTCTCATCTCTTACTAGTGCAATCTCTTGATGAGATTGATAGCCAGAGTAGCCTTTTGAGCTTCTCTTGTACTTAGTCACCTTGCCGTTTGTGTCGGTAACTTCAACAGTTGACCCAGCGGGAACATCGATACCGACATCAATCAGTAGCTCTGCGTCATAGTCATCAGTGCCGTAGAAGCCCTGTTGACTAGCTTTGGTACTCTTCAAGATAAGCTTCGCGGGTACTGCATCAGCGATCGTGACAGTCTCGCTGGAGGTGACAGCCCCCTTCTTGACTGCCTTAGTCGACTTGATAGTGACCGTATCCGTCCAGAGCTTCTTAATAGCACCGTTTAGCCCGTTAAACTTAATCATGATTGAAGTACCCTAAACGTGTTTAGCAGCACCAAGTAGTTGTCAGTAATTGGACTAGATGACTGAATTTCAGCGTAGAGCTCTGCTAGTGACTTAAAGGTGACTGATACATCCCCTTCAGTAACAGACTGCACCCTGCTTGGGTCATCGTCTAACCAGCCGTGACTGCCAATGTCCTGGACACACATGCCCACGATTGAGCTATCAAGTGATTCCGGTAGGTCTGCCATGGCGAGGTTGGTGTAGATAGATACGTTATCGCACACCTTATCAACGCTCCACTCAACGATGGCCTTCTTATTATCAGAGTTAGCTCCCGGCATGATAGCTTTGACCTGCTCTATGAGCTGGTCTCTTCTTGGATGCTTATCTGCCGCCATATGCTACCTCCTACTTGCCGGTGCCTGAACCTGAAGTTGCAGTGGTGGTAGTCCCAGCGGTTACGTTGAACGCAATACCCTTTGACTTATTGTTGAGAAGCATTACATCGTAGTAAGCATTTTCGTAGTACAAGTAGTTGCCTGAGTTAGCAGCGCTTGGGTTGTCGAAGCCAACGAAACTGTACTTCTGTGGCGCTACTTGAACCCCGTTTGAGATAAGCATCATGTTGATTTGGCCTGCACCGTCCTTAGTCTTTGAACCGTCGGTGAAGTCGAAGTCAGTCATCATCAAATCGTCAGGAACTTCTACAATTTGAACGCTATCAAGGGAGTAAACGCTCCGGTCAATTTGGCGTGAATTGCTCAATACAATAGTACGGTTAATAGCGTCAGCTTGCTTAAGCATAGTGTTAACCTTTGGCGTCACATAAAGAACACGGTTTTGCATTGGCACTCTAGCGTTGTTCATATCGGCCATCATGGTGTCGAAGTAGTTCAAGATGCTCTTAGCGTCTAAAGTATCGGTGTTAATAGACTTATCAGTATCAATCTTAACCTTGTCCTTGTAGAGCTTAGAGAACATGTAGCGGTCCATTTCTGGCATCTTTTGTTCGATGTTGAATTGGTTAGTAATGTTAGCAATGCTCAATACTTGGTTTGACTCGTCTACGTCTGAAGGGTCTACGAGGGTTGACCAGTAACGTTCTTGGGTCATCGTGTAGTCTACCCAGTCGTTGGAGTAGTTAGCTACTGGAGTAGTGATGGTGCGACGAGCACGGTCTTGGCGTCCGTGTTCGATGGTTAAAGTCGGTACTCTAAAGTGCTTGGCACCTTCGAACGTGATTAAGCTGTTAGAAGGTGAATTCCACAAGTCTGAAGAGTAAAGGCTGTCATTGTAGAAAGCCTGTTCAATAGCTTGTTGATAAGCTTCTGCGTAATTAATTGGCATGTGTTAATCCTTTCTATTTGCCTTTAAAGGCATCGACCATAGCTTGGACTTGGTCTGTTCCTGCCGGTTTACCCGAGTTAGGGATGTAATTCTGCTTGCTTCCCTCGTCAAAGAGATAAGCGTCAGACTGCTTAATAGCAGCGAGCTGGTCATCTAGACCGGTTAACGCTCCGTCGTCGCTAAGTGCTACCTTGTCCATGTCCAGCAAGCCCTTGAAGGTCTTAGGATTACGGACTTTAGCAGCGATCAAGGCGTCTTTAACGGCGGAATCAAGGCGGATAGTCTTAACTTGGTTAGCGAAGTCTGCTTGTTGCTTCTTGTTTGCTTCTTGCAGGGCTTCAATCTGTGCAGTTAAGTCTTCGCCGCTCTTAGCGTTCTTCTTTAAATCTTTGATGCTCTGCTCAAACTCTGCAGTTTGTTTCTTCAAAGCCTCATTTTCAGCAATCAGTGAGCTTGTCTCGGCCTTGGCCTTCTCGATATCTTGGCCGTTAAGGCTCATGATTGCGTTAATCTGCTCATCGGTCAGTTGCAAGTCTTTCAGTTGGTCTCTTTTCATTTTTAGCTCTCCTTTACGTGATTTTTACGAGGGACGACCTCGTTCAGGATGATTACAGAGCCTTTTAACGCCATGCTCAGGGCGGTTATTAAACTAGGTGGGGAATTCCAACCTTGCCTGCCCACTGATCGTAGGTCTGGCCGTTGACGATCCTGCCCTTGCCTGTCTTTGGATCACGCTCCCAGCGAGTCTCCAGAGCTGGCAGATCCGGCCTGTAAGGGACAGTAGTGCACCGGCAATAGGGATGAATCAGAGGGTAGTTGACGCCCGATTTAGCTTCACTTACTTTGAAGCGTTTGCCGTCAAGGGCACCGCAAATACTGCAAGTTCTGGTTTCCAAAGTAGCCAGGTATTCGTATTCTTCCAGCCCCTCGTCTTTGTAGAAGTCATAAGTTGCCTGCTCCGCAATGTGTCCCATTTCTGTAGCCACCAGGCGATGAACAGAACTCTTCTTAACGTCTGCCATCCGGTCCTCTATGCGCTTGGAGACTTTGGCATATGACTCGCCAAGCAAGATGCCGCGCAAAATCGCGTCAGACAGTTGACTAGGTAGCTCTTTTTGGTACTCGCCCCAGACACGTTCGCTAAAATCAGATCCTTGCCATGGCTTACCTGCGACTGCCCTAAGCTGGTCTTCGTCGAAGTGGTTGAAGTCAATGCTTAGATCGCCATAAGCCTGTTGGTTAAGCCACGTCTCATGGTAGTATGTGTCAGCATACTGCCCTTCAAGCGCTCGTCTAAGCTGGTCTGATTCAGTGCCAGCGAACTGGCCACCTAAATGCTCTAGCTGCTTCTTGATCTGCTCAGCTCTGGCCACTCGGCTTTTGTAGTACTCGCTGTTCAGCAGTTTATCGTGACCGCCTTCTTTGGCTAGTCTCTCAAACTCTTCTAGGGTTAGTTCGAAGTGTTTGGTGTCGATGCCGTTTAGAATTCTCTCTGCTTCCTGCTGGCTGATCTTGTCATTCTCAGCGTACTTGCTCATCCAGTAATTGACTTCCTTGTTGATCTCACGCTGGAGATCATTCAGCCTGCTCTCAAGAGCGTATTCATACTTGGCCGTGTTCTTCAGTTGGCGCTGTTTAAGCTGCAGCTCACGCTTAGTCCAGTAGGCTTGTGTGTCCATAGCTAACTCCGGTCACGGTCTTTATCACCACCAGGCTCTGCTGCATTGTCTTGCTGGTCTTGGTTGCCCTGATCTTGTTCATCTTGGCTATTCGAGCTAAAAAGAGAAGCATCCCCTCCAGCGAATGGATCTGCCTGCTTCTCTTCTTCTTGATCCTTGAGTTCCTGTTGCCAGTCCGTGACGATCGGATTAGCCTTAGCAAGTGCCTTCCTAGACGTGAAGTTAGCAACAGTGGCCACAACTTGCGCACGGCTCAGATCGTCTTCTACCCGAGTTCTAGTCCAGGTCTGCGTAATTGGGCGGCTGTCAGCGTCGGCTACGCCTAGATAGTGCAGGATAGCTCTAACTAGCTGGCTAAGTCCGCGTCTAAACTGCGCTTCTGTAGTGCTTGCCTTCAGCTCAAGATGTGAATACAGCATCTTGATAGCCACACCGGAGGCGTTTGAGCTCTCAAAGTTCGCAGGGTCAACGCCTTGTGCTTGCAAGAAGATGTTAGTCTTGGTTAGCTGGAGCGCCGTGTTTCTCGCTTCAACAGGAATGTCAATCTGCAAAGTGTCAACTCCCGATTGGTCGCCTGAGCCCACGGTGTTTAACTTGATAGCTTTATTCTGCTTCAAGTCGCTCATAAACTGGTGCAAGTCTGTCCCACCGTAATTCTTGAGAACAAGCACCACCTGCTGAACGTCGTCCAAGTCGTTCAAGAAACCGTTGTAAATATCATCATAAGCGTCAATTAAGCCCTTAACTTTATGAAGTTCGCTTAGCAGCATCTTGTTTTTGTTAAATGCGATAAATGGAACTCTGCCCATACCATGCTCATAGCTAGACCCCAAACCGGTTTCAAAGCCCGCGCTGGCGTCGTAAGTGGTAATGATGTTAAGTGGCTCTAAGTCAAGCGGATTCATTGAAACTTGCTTGTAGAAGGTAGCCGAAGTGTGGTTCCAGTACTCGTGAACAATATAGTACTTGCCAGTATCAGGGTCTAGCTTCCTATAGCTTCTGAGCATTCCCAACAACTTATTATCTAACTCTGTTGAGTAGATAGGAGTGCATTGGTTAGGAGGGACGATGGCGTATCTAAAATTGCCGTCTTCGTCAATCCAGTAATGAAGCCAGCCTCTGCCCGCATTGCTTGCGTCAATCGCAAGGTTGGTCATGGTCAGTGCAAAGTCATCACCTAGCACTTCTTTAACCTTCTGGTTAAGGCTATCTTCGCCAACGTCAATAGTCGGAGCAGTCGTAGTTAGATAACCTGCTTCTTGGTCAACTAGCAGCTGATAAAAATTAGAGCTGACCCTGTTGTCTGCTCTTCTAAGGGGCTCTGATTTACCATCCTTAACCAGCTTGCTGGCGCCATTAGTCCGGTCGGTGATTGCGTTCTGTGCTTGATAGTATCTCAGTGCCTCATCGTAACGTTCGTTAAACGCCGTTCTGCTTGCTGCCGTATTACGAATTAAGCTTTTGATCGTTTCTATTTCCATGGAACGTAACCTCCTCCTGCGTGTTGTGTGTAAATTGCGTATCTCATCATGTCCATCACGTCATCGTGTTCCTTGACTGGTAAACCTGTTTTTTCGTCCCATATGTACTGATAAATTTCGTTAAAGAACTCCTGTACTCCTTCGCGGTTAACGAAAAATTTACCATTCGCCATGAACTTGGACACACACTCAACTCCGGGCAGGATGGCCTTGTTGGCGTTGACGGCATTGATGCCAGCTGCCAAGAATTCGTTGCTGTTGTCTGGCCTAGCGCTATCGCATGCAAACACGATTGATTGCCCGTATCTGTGCTGGATATCCTTGGCCACATCAACCCAGTGGCTGATAAACTTGCCCTTGCCTGTATGCTCTTCTAACAGGAAAATGTTGCCTTGGTCATCTTCACCAAACACACCGATAGAGTTAAGGTGCTCAAAGCCCCAGTCAACACCTGCATAGTAGCGTAACCCTGCCGGTATCTGACTAGGCGATATGGTCATGCGGTCCTTGTCGAAGTCCTTATAGACCACACCTTCGCCGGTTACCCAAAGCCCTTTAATTGCTCTGTCGTAGAACATCCCTTTAGGTGTTGACGCCTTCAGGGCTTCCACGTAGGCAGGATCTAAGAAGGTGTTGTCGTCGATCGTGAAATTAAACGCCTTGATTTTGGCCTTCGGGTCTTTATTGTCGATGTAGTCCTTCTTGAGCCAATGAGTTGGAATGTCTGGGTTAGTGTCGGCAATTATTCGTGATCCTTCTTCTGAACAGCGGTTGACAATTTCTTTGAAAGCATCATTTGCTGCCAAACTGGCTTCGTTAACATATGCACCGTAGCTCGTCATCCCTCGGATCGCGTTCATCCCTCTTGCCGTCCCGGTGTAGGCCGGAACAATGTCAACACCGAACAGGTGATAATGGCCATGTCTATCTGGCTTGAGTTCTATTCCAAGCTGCCGCTCAAGTGACGCGATTACGTTGTCATAGATCGTGTTAGAACTGTAGCCGGCAAGAATGTATTGCGGGTGATTGTCACCTTTTTTTCGCGCCAAATTCCGCACTCGCCGGAGCTCGTCCGTAAAGATAAGGTTATCGATGTAAGTCTTGCCCGCCCGAACAGCACCGGAGAGTATCAAGGTCCGCCAGTCGTCAGTCAGATAAGACTTAAATGCTTGAGCCTGCTTTTTGGTTAAAACGTCATTCAGAGCCATCGCTCACCGCCTTCTCTAATGCATCGAGCACCTTTTCCAAAGCCAGCGTCTTGTCTTCGTCACCTGACGCAATTGCTTTCGCCTTGGCTTCCGCTATGCTGGCTTCCGCATCCGCGCGTCGCTGATCAGCAATTAGCTTCTGAAGCATCGCTTTCTGTTCAATTTCAGAAGATGCCGGAAACCTCTTCCCAAGCTCTCTAAGGGCAGCTAGACGATCACTGGTGCGGGTTTTCAGAGTAACAACATCGCCGTTATTAGCAAGTTGCTCTTCGGTAGTCTCTCCTCTTGCAATTGAGGTGAGTGTTTGAAGATATTCAACCGCATCCATAATCTTATGAGATTCAATCTCTGCCATCTTTGCATCGATAGCTTGCTTGATTAGAGGTTTTTGGAGGTTTTCAGACCCCGTTCTGGCAGCCGTTTTCTCAGAATAACCAGCTGATAGAGCAGATTTTGTGGCATTGCCTGTTTTGACATATTCTGCTACAAATTTGCGCTGCTTAACCGTTAATCCATCCAGTAATGCCACCTCCTTCTCATTCAAAGCAAAATAAAAGACAGCCGTTAAGCTGTCTGTAAAAGCGCCGCTGTGTAATTGTCGTTCCTTTCGATTAAGGCTGGTTTTAAAATTATTTGGCGCTTTAATAGCACGCCCAGGAATCGAACCTGGATCACCCATTCGTGCTTCGCTGAGTAAACGAGATGAAGCCCGCACGGATCGAACGTGTACTCGACCACCCGTTTTTGTGGTTGGCTTCTAAATTGATAGCCGCATTTTAGATTGACTTAAAAAAGCGTTTATTATGAATAAAGGAGTAACAGATTGGCAATTGGTAACGTTCTGCGGCTATCTTGGTGTAAATAAAGACGCCCAGGCGGAGGTCCTGGGCAAAGAACCTGCCGGGAGTCGAACCCGGTCAAGTCCTGGCGTATTGTGTATTGCAAAACGATGTTTAATATTATCTGCCCGGTGGTTAAGCGGCCGGGCAAAGCCTCAGTGTGGAGTCGAACCACCTTAGTGCACATCGTCACAGGATGAGGCTTAGCTAGTTATACTGCGTGACGCAATGTCGCCTAGCAGTGCGCACTGCCGGGCAATGCTGCAGGTGGGAGTCGAACCCACCCGCAGCTATGACTAAACTTTCGGTATAAAGCTGACAAACATTTATTTTTGTTTACGTTACTATAATATCTCTTTTGCCGTGCACGCTGTGTGCATATTTTGTGCATTTTTTGGTACTTGCAAACAAGGCTGATCTTGTACCTTAAACACTATCTTCCAGAACTCGAAGCGGTCTGCAAACTCACAAAGCGCCAACCGCTTTTTATTCGCGAATTGTCGATCTGAGTAGCCAATCTTTTGAGCAATTTTAAATCCCTGCATCCCTTTAAGGTAGTAGTCCACCAGGATGATTTTGTAGGGCTTTCGGATGTCATAGTCAGAGCAGTTGGCAATTGTGTGCTTGATGCAGTCGACCACAGAAGCCGCATATAGGCCTTCTAAGACCTTATCTTCTTGGTGGTTGGCAATCGTGCCACCTGGCATCCCGGACATGCTGGGGGAGCTTATATCAGCTCTGTGAGCACCACTTTCGCGGAGATATCGCTCAAAATCGTGTTTAAGGTACTGATCCACCTTGCGGGCAGTTAGCCGTGGATCCAGCTCCAGGTCGTCCATAAAATCAGTCCTTCATCAAGTCTCGCATGACCAGCTCAATTTTCCGTAGCTCGGTGTAGTCCACCGCCTGCAGGAATTCCTTGCTGATCATCAGGTCAAATCCCGGCTTGGCCACGTGATAACCTTGGCCAGTTTGCTTAACTTCAAAACCGTAACTCATAATCTTTCGTCCTCCCCTACTACTTTCTCTAATAGCTCTGTATCACTCATGATGTAGTCTGTTGCACATTCCATGCAGCAGAATCCTAAGCCTTGATATTCCAGATAGCTGTCCCCTTTTTCCAGAACAGTGCCGCACCAATTACAATGGAAGTCCATAATTATACCCCGCTTGTCTTAATCCTGTGATCCAGCACCAGGGAATGAGCTTCCGCCGTCCTTGCTTGCTGACCACGATCTCTAATCCATCAACCTTGCGCTCAATGCCATAGACTGCTCTTGGCTGGGCATCAACCCAGCGCACGATTGGCTCTGGCGTGTTTACTGCCAGTTTAAAGCGCGACTGCAATCCATACTTCGTTGGATAAAATACCTTTTCCATTTTTTTAAACCTTACCTTGCTAAATAAACACTTGCGAAGCTGGTTGCCATCAAGGCCGCCCAGGCCGCGAAGTTAAGCCAGTTTGGCTTTAGCACCAGCCAGATTGTGGCCAGGATCCAGATGCCCCAGCTGAGACTAATCGTAAAACTTTGCATTGCTTCTCCTCCACACTGCTGCAACGTCATCCGTGTCATAGCGAACGACTTTAACGTTATCCCGCCCGATTTCCTTCATGAGCCTCGTAGCGGCCCTCCTAGCGCTTTGAGGAGCAAGATAGAGCATTGGCCTAGAACCCACTCTTCCTAGCCTCCAGTTGTCCGGGAATTTGCATACGCCGTAAGCTCCCACCTTCTCCCAGACTCCCCAGATGGACTGCCCGTCATTCGCCCATGTTGTCATTAGTTGTCCTCTCTTTCTGTTGGCAGAGTATCTGCCAGAGTGCTAAGTGCTCGATAACTCGCTTTCTTGTTCAGCCCCTCGTAGCTGATAAAGTGGTCTGATTCTTGCCCACAAACCCAGGCAAGGATGGTTGGCGGTGTCATTCCAAAGCCGGTTGGTTTAGTGATAAAAATGTCTCCCGTCTCAGGATCGCGAAGGATTCTGATTGAGTTGTCCTCTTCCCTGAAGATTGCCAGACCTTCTTTAATTGTCATAATTGTCTCCTCCATTATCTTTAAATCCATAGCCTACCAACTCTCCTTCCACAACTTGAAGGGCTTCTACTGGTGACCTGACCAGGCCGTGAATGACTTGGTAGTTGGTCAGCGCTTGGTGGAAGGCCACCTGGTCTTTTCTGGCTCTGCCAGAGCTCGACTTAACTTCTAAAAAATAGATTTTCCCGTTTTTTGGCTTAAAACCGAAAAGATCGGGAAATCCTCTTGGAAGGCCAGTGTCGAACCAACGGCCATCGGGCAGTCTGATTTTGCCCACATTGGCCCTGAAGTTGATAAATCCATGCTGTGATAATGTTAATCTGATTTGATTTTGAATTTTATGTTCTTCTGCCATTTTTAGGCTCCTAAATTATATTCGGGGACGTTTAAGGGAGTTTGAGTTTATTTTTTATCGTCCCCCCTTCGGTCGCTCTTACTCTCCGTAAGGTTGAAGGCACTTTGCTTAATCGATTTGGGGGACTAAAACCCCTTTTTTCTTAACTTACTATATATTTTTATTTTCTTTTTTCTTTTCTCTTTTAAGAAAAATAAGGTCCCCATACTCTCCCGTCTTACTCTCTGTAAGGGAGGAAGCATTTTTTATCCTCCCCCATAAGGTCCCCGCTCGTTTTATCGTCCCCCACTGTCTTGTTATTTGTTCCAGGCAAGTCGGGGATCGGTTCGAATTGTAATCCCGGTGTAAACGTAATTGCCGTGAGATTTTCTCTTATCAAACTTCTTGCCCATCTCAATCCCGAACTTCCGTTTGCTCATCTTGTACTCGGTCGAATCCGTAGCCCAGCTGGCATAATTCTCATAGAGCGCAGTCGCTGAGACTTCGCCGGGTCCAACTTCGCAGCAATCAGCGATAAATTCGCTGAGCACGTCCATTTCGTTCCGGTAGTCATTACCAGCGTTGGCGATTGACTTTGGCAGGGTCAAGCCTTCAGACTGCCACATAAGACAGCCATCAACGGCCCACTTAAGAATTCCCATGCTCTCTGCTAGAAGCTTGTCTTTGAGTGACTTATCAACCTTTTCCAGCGGTACCTGGTGATTGAACGGAATCAGAACCAATCTCCGCCAGATACCATCGTCAGTGCCTCGAATCAGCGGCTTGTGATTGGTCGCCATCCAGATTTTGAATTTTGGTTCAAATTCGAATTCTTGACCGTAAAGCTTACGGGCAACGACTCTGTCTCCACCTGTCAGCTGCTTAACCAAGCCTTCATCAAGTCTTGCCCCTTCATTAGCTTCACTGGAGACAACGAACCGCGTGCCTTCCAGCCGGGCAATGTCTGAATTAGCAGATTGGCCATACTTGACCATTAAAGAACTGACGTTCATCGTCTTCGCATAAAATCCGAAGATTGGCTGGATGGTGTCAAGGAACACAGATTTACCATTCCGCCCATTGCCGTTTAAGATGAACATCACCTGCTCCTTGTTAGACCCGGTGAGGCTGTAGCCGACCGCTTTCTGAATAAAGTGGATCAGTTCCAGATCGCCTTCAAATGTTTCATTTAAGAACTCCCCCCAGTGTGGGCAATCGATGTTTTCGCTGTATTCGCTGCCTGTTATTTGAGTGAACATCTTATTAATGTCATGCTCGTGTAGTTCACCGTTAGTCAGGTCGACCCAGCCGCTGGGAGTGTTCAAAGCCATGTCCTCCTTGTCAAAATCAGCATGGAGTACAGGCACGTGGTGACGTAATTCTTTGATCAAGTCATTCTTGGCCTTATTGGACCGCTCATGTTTCTTGAACTTATTCCAATTTTTCCGGGCCTTGTCTTCTTCGTCTGGCGTTGCGTCTGCTGGAATGTTGATTGCTTCACTGTCCAGAGAATTGATCACGTTATCGCAGATTTGTTCAATTAGTCCTTTATTGTCTGCTTCCCAGTATTGGCCATTGTAGATATACCAGTCCTTATCTGTGGCCAGGTACTTGATGCAGTCGCCGTAATGGTCCAGCACCCGCTGAGCCATGCCCATGTCGTCCCATGACCTAGGCGGTAAGTCTTCTGGTTTATCCTTGCCATCCTTAGGCTTGTTAAAATTGAAATAGACCTTATAGCCGTCACTAGCCTGGGCTTTTGGATTGTAGATTTGCGGGCATTCGTTGATGGCCTTGTTTAAGGTTGCCTTGCCGTAAGTCGTGGCTCCGTGAACTTCATCCCACTTGTCTCTGATCAAGCTGGAAGCGCGGAATATCTTGTCCATCTTGTCGTAGTCTCGTCCAGTCCAGAAGGCTAACATGTTAGCGAACGCCATGTCCGCCTCACTGTGGCTACTGTAGAATTTTTCCCAGCCGCCCTGCATGAACAGCTTTATTCTTGGGCCTTGAGCTGATCCGTAAGCCCTGTCTAGAATCTCATGGATGTCTAGGTCAATTGCGGGGCTATCTTGCTGCGTGACTGGATGAAGCTGTTGAATGTTGTCCTTACCAAACATGAATTCGTAAAGCTTGGTCATGGCTGGCTTGTCCAGGCTCTTAACTTGACCAGGCGTGATTGTGTTGCCAGTCAGGGCAAAGAAGCGGCCGGACTCGTACATTTCAAACTGGCCTTTTCGTCGGCGTTTCCCAGGAATCTTGCCCTTAAAGATTGCATGGATGCCTTCTCCAGATTGGCTGATTTCCATGTAGGTTTTATCAGTCATTTCCTGGACCTGCTTGATTAAGCTGCTTGGGTCCCCACTCCAGTAGATGTCCAGATCGTCTTGAATGTGGTCAATATCAAGCCCTACATAACCATTTGCAAAGTAAAAGGCGAGACCGCTCGCCCTTTCTTGTTTGCCCAGAGCATAGAGTGCTGTTTTAAAGTCTGACCAGGTTGATGGATTGTTAGACTTCCCAGCTGTCCCGTCATAGGGATTAATTGGAATCTTGGTGTTTTTGCCCCGCTTTTCGTCATAACGAAGCTCAAACAGTCCCCATTGCTTGAGCGCCTTTAATTCCTCTGGAATTGTCTTAACATAGGCTGAAAATTTCTCCACTTTCCAACCCCTCCTCTTCTAATTCTTAGAACGGCAGATCGCCTTCGCTGATCGTTGTGTCTGCTGCTGGCATTGATTGAGCTGATTGCTGCATTGGGTACTTGGTCTTTTCCCAAGTGTTAACCCATGAATTGTTGCGCTTGGTAATTTTGCCTTTAAATTCGTTTTCGCTGACTTCGACTTTCATTCGAATCGGCTTGTTTTCACACAGTTGGACAAAATCGTCAACAGTTTCTAATTGGGTGCCGTCAGGAATTTCAACTAATTGAGCAATTCGAGAGATTTGAGCTTCATCAAACGTGCCGGTGTCCTTCTTAGTCCAGATTGATTGGAAGAGGTGACGGCCGTGGGCCTTTGCGTTGGTGCCTGCTAATTCTGGAACTGCGTCTAGGTCCTTACGAACTACAAAGTCGAAGGTGATGTTCTCATGACCGCCCCTAGAAGCGCCGTGAGTAGCTGACTTCATAATCATCTCGTAGATCCCTGCCGGCAATGGTTCGTTGTTTTGCTTAACTGATTCTGCTTGCTTGTAATTAACTGTTAAAAATGACATTTTGTTTCTCCTTTTATCTAATTAATTGATTAATGGATCCAGCCTCTTTGTTTGGCCTGGTAGTATACCCAGCCGGGCTTGTATCCTTTTACTTTTGCGTATTCTTTTAATTCATCCATCGTGGCCAGCTCTGCTAGGTTCTTTCCCAGCAGATAAGAGACCTTGATAGGCTTAATTTCTGTTAGCGTCTGAGCCTTGTTTTCGATTGGCTCTTGCCGTTTTGACCGCTTGACCGGCACGACATATCCACAATTGGGACATTCACTATCTGTGGATAACATTACCATGAAGCACTTCGGGCACGTTGTCAGACTTGGCTCGTCGTCGTTATCCTTAGGTTTCTTCCGGTCCTTCAGTGTCCACTGCCTATTGTCAGTAGGTAAGCCAAAGCTTTCAAAGTTTCGGACCTGGTCTATAATAACCGCCTGTTTGTCTGGCTGGTATCTCATACATCGCATTGATTGTTGGATGTAGAGGACTAGCGACTTGGTCGGTCTTAATAGAACTACACATGAGCAGTCTGGAACATTGAAGCCTTCTGAAATCAGATCGCAGTTTGTCAGCACCTGGATTTTTCCAGATTTAAAATCTGACATAACCTGCTCTCTCTGTTTGGCTGGTGTCTTGGCGTCTGCTTCTGCTGCTGGAATTCCGGCCTGGTTAAACATCTCTGCTACTTTCTTGGCGAAGTAAACCGTCGAGCAGTAGACAATTGTCTTCCGATTTCCAGCGAATTTTTGCCAGCTTTCCACGATCCCGCCGTCGATAGTCTTCTCAAACTCTGCTAAGCTTGAGCTGCTAAAATCGCCCGTTGAAGACTTTCGCAGCACTGACTGGTCACCCAGCTCTGCTCCGAAGACTTTAACTGGTGCGAGACGGTGATGGTCAACCAGCCATTGAACCTGCGGCCCTACTACCATGTCGTCATAGATTCGGCCTAAGCCTTCCCCGGACAGTCTCCATGGTGTGGCAGTGAAGCCTAATCTGGGGGCCGTGTCCCAGAATTGATAGATCTTCCGGTAAGTTTTGGCCAGGGAGTGGTGGGTCTCGTCAGTGATAATCAAGCTGGGCTTTGGCAGCTGATCCAGCCGATTCTTGACCTTGCCAACCGTCATAATCGTCGTCTGCTGATCTGGAATTCCAGCCTTGTTAAACGTCTCCTTGATCTGACTGACTAGCTCTTTGCGGTGCACCGTGAATAGAATGTGGCCGCCTTTTTCAGCCGCTAGTCTTGCAATTTCGGCAATGATTACCGACTTGCCAGACCCTGCTGGGCTGACAACCAAGACAGATCTATTGCCCGTCGCTAGGCTCTGCCTGGCTTGGTCTACCAGTCTCTGCTGGTAATCGTAAAGTGAATAGCTCATTTGCCACGCATCCCCTTCTATCGTCTAATCGGTTCTTGGCGTAGGTTCCAACGTCGCCTGTAAGGATAACCCCTCTGGTTCCGTCTTCCTTACTGATCAGCCGACCAACCACATCGCAGTTTCCCATAACGTAGTCTCTAACCTGGTCTCTTACGTCTGGACCGTATTGCTCAAACTGCTGCCCATTGGCGTCTGTAATTGGCCGTCTGGCTTCCCAGGCAGTAAACAGAATATTTACGTCATAGCTTAAGAGCTTGGAGAACAATCTGATCGCCCAGTTAGAATATTCGTTATAGTGGGCTAGCTGGTTGTCCAGTCCGGTCTTTGATTCCTTGGCCTTCTCCACAAACCATAGCTTTTGAAGGTTGCTCAAGTTATCAATGACGAGATTGTCGTAAGTCTTAGCATTGTGGTTAAACCAGACAACGAATCGGTTTAAATCTTCGATTGGTGTCTCTGGATCAATCAGCCAGATGTCCTGGTTTCCTTGGTAAGCCTTGATTCGGGTAAATGACCCGTCTAGGCTTAACATGTAAGTCTTGCCAGGCAAGCTGGCAGACAGCGTAGTTTTGCCAACCCCTGGCACGCCATAGATTAGATAGCGGTAGCGCGGTGTTTTCTGCTCTTCCCATTTAAAAGCTGGCATCGTCTTTTCCTCCTAATTTCACCTTGTCCAGTTCTCGGTTGAGATCCTGCCGGGCCTGGCTCCAGATTGCTAACTCCAGCGCTTGGATAGCCCCGTCAATCGTCCCTGTGATTGAGCTGTCCCAATCCGGCTCATGATCTCTCATGAATTTCCGGGCCTTGCCTACAGTGGGCTGACTAAGTGCATGCTCAGTCAGTAATTTGGCTGATTCTAGGGCTTGAGTTTGCAGGTCTTCTTTATGTAGTGTTTCCATTGTGTTAAACTCTTTCTAGGCGATGTGTGAGATCGCCACTTAAACTTGCTGGCTACTTCCGCTTGGGAGTAGCTTTTTTACTGCCGAGAAAAGCATTTGAAGCCTTGATCAGATTCTTGGCTGTCTCTTTGCTCATACCATCACCTCCTTACTTGTAGAATTTCTTGGGATTACTGATAATAATCCCAGATAAAAAACCGATGATGGCCCATGCGAAGCCTTCCCAACCACTAATCATAAGTGATCCTCCTTGAACTGCTCTGCCCACTCATCGAGGTCGCTTCGCTTATAGCGGGGACTCCTATCGAAAAAGTAGGCTCTAATCGGATAATCTCTGCGAAGTCGCCAGAAAGTCGTTCTGGAAACGCCTAGATGTTCAGCCGCCTGTGTTGCCTTTAAGTACTCTGCCATCACCTTCCCCTCCTCTCTAAGAGACGCTTGCCTTCGAAGTTGAAGGCTTTTGATTGTTCATCTCCGTCTCCTTTTTAGCCGTTTTGACTAACTTTACTTTAAAATTTTTTGGTAATCTAAGCCGATTACTTTAGCAATCTTCATTGCGTTCTCAGTAGTCAGGCGTCGATCACCTTTGAGCACCGACACTAGGTAGTTGTAATTAATCCCAGTGCGGTCTGCGATCCAAGTCTTTTTTAGTCCGCTAGTTTCAATAGCAGCGTTCAAGACGAGGGTGGCATCTTCTTTTAGTAGATTCATATTGCCCTCCTTTCTTTTTAGCCGTTTTGGCTAACCTTTATGCTTTTACTATACTCGCCATTTCGACTAAAATCAAGTCTTTTTTAGACATTTTGCAAACTTTTTTACTCTCTTTGTCTAACTAATGCTAAAATGTGCTTGGAAACGCATAAAAGGAGGGACTTGAAATGACAGTCTTATCAGAAAGATTGGTCAGCCTGCGCGAACAAAAAGGCTGGACCAAGACTAGAGTAGCTAATGCAATTAAAATTCCGGTTTCTACTTACGCAAATTACGAATATGGTCGACGCGAACCAGATGTTGAAACAATTAAACAACTCGCAAACCTGTATCACTTATCAATTGACTACCTACTGGGTAACAACACCCAGCCAGCTGACTCCCGCCCCTACGACCTGGCAGACGATGAACCCCTTACCTACCACGGTGTGGAGCTGCCGGATGACCTCCGCGCCTACTATAAGTCCATGGCTGATGCCTACATAAAGCAACACAGAGGAGATGATAGGGATGCATGATGTGCTTTCCTACGTTATGAATTACGCCTTCGATCATGAAATTGGTGTAATTTACGACTCAACGTTGCCTGCTTACGCCCCTCCTGTTTCCTTCGTTAAGCGCAGGTTAGTAGTAATGAATGGCAATTTCAGAGAGAGCGAACAACCCTTTGCTCTTGCTCATGAGATCGGCCATGTCATGCTTGAACACTACCGCTTTCACTGCAATGCGCCCGTTGTTAAGTACAAGCAGGAGAAAGAAGCTGATGACTATGCTACTGACCTTCTCTGGAAGTATGCTGAAGACAATAATATAAATTACGTAGACTTTCTGGCTACCTATGGAGTGCCAGACCGTATGTTTATTGAATAGAAGGAGGCGATGCTTTGCGGATAAGCTTCATAGGAACAGGTAGGCTTATCAGACAAGTACATCCCTATCGTAGAGTACGTAGTTAAACAAGCAAAATCTGATGAAAAAATAGAAGACAGCCCGATTGCTTGAAGGCTCTAAACTAGAAGCTGTGTGTAATTCTAACCACATATAGGAGGAAACAGATATGGTAATTAAGAAGGTCGCTCTTGTCGCAGCCACTAGCCTTGTAGCACTATCAATGACCGCTTGCGGTGCTTCTACTAGCTCACAAAGCTCTTCCAGCAGCAAGAGTACTGCTACTTCGTCAAGTAGTAAGTCAACCAACAAGGTTAATGAAAGCAATTTTAACAAGATCAAGATTGGCAACAACGGATCAACAATTAAGGAAGTCCAAGCTCTGTTTGGCAAGAAAGCTAGCCAAACCAGCGAAGTTCAAGTATCTGGTACTACTGCCAAGAATTATACTTGGAGCGGATTAGAAGGCGGAAATACTGTTTCTGGCATCAGCGTAGCTTTCGTTAACGGAAAAGCAGTACAAAAGACGATCACTGGCAAGAAAGTAACCAGATCAAAGAAGATCTCACAAGCTGACTTTGAAAAAGTTCAGACTGGCATGAGCAAATCTCAAGTCAAGAAACTGATTGGCGAACCGGACACTTTCAGCTATGCGGTGATTAACGGACAAAGCATTGACGTGTTCAGCTACACGACTGGCGTTAAAGGTGATGTAGGGGCTAATGCTATGTTTACTTTCAATAACGATGCAGTGACGACTAAATCACAATCCGGCCTTCAATAGTTATTATGGAACGCTCACTCCTGGTGGCGTCTTTTTATATAGGAGGAAGAAAGATGCCGAAAAGAAACCCTGCAATCAAAAAATATGTCAGCCGCGGCCAAACCAAATATAAATTCCAGGCATACCTAGGCCAGGACGAAAACGGGAAGTCGATCAACACGACCAGAAGCGGGTTTGACTCTTACGCTCAAGCATCATCTGCTTTTAACCGACTTAAGGCCCAAGGCCTGGCCGCCAAAGCACCAAAAAAAGCGACCATCGAAGAGGTGTGGTCGCTTTGGTTTGACAGCTATAAAGGCGGTGTCAAAGAGTCCACTGCTAGCAAGACGCTGACCAGCTACAGGGTACATATCAAGCCCACTTTTGGGGACAAAAAGATAAGCTCGATCAAGACGCCCGCTGTCCAGCTTTGGGCTAACCAGTTAGCTGGTCAGCTGGTCAATTACAAGGTGGTTGTCCGTTTGCTTGGCACTCTCTTTGAGTTTGCCAAGCGCTTAGACTACTGCAAGGCCAATCCGGTCAAGCAGATTATTATGCCCAAAGCCAGCTCCAGACCCCGCAGAGACATTAGTACCAACTACTATAGTAGAGATGAGCTCCAGCGGTTTCTGCGGGATGCTAAGGAAGTGGGATCCCGGACTTATGTTTTCTTCTTGATGCTTGCTACCACGGGCATGAGAAAAGGTGAAGCACTGGCCTTGGATTGGTCTGACATCGACTACGAGCGCAAGCAAATCTCTATCACCAAGACCTTGGCTTACGGCTTAGGCGGGAAGTATGGCGTCCAGACTCCGAAGACCAAAGCTGGCGTCAGGACCGTCCCGCTCACGGATAGGTTGGAGAAGGTCTTGAAAGAGTACCGCAGTGACCTATGTCCCCACCTCTTTCACACGGTAGACGGAGACTATCTAAGGCTTAGCAAGCCAGCGCAGTGGCTTCAGATGGTTTATAAACACGATCCGGACCTTAGGCAGATTCGGATCCATGGCTTTCGGCACACTTTCGCGTCCTTGCTGATAGCAGCCGATCCGTCAATCAAGCCGACCGATGTCCAGGCACTGCTTGGCCACGAATCGATCGACATCACTATGGAGATTTATACCCACGCTACCCAGGAAGGCAGGCGGAATGTTGAAAGAGTTCTAAATCAACTAGATTTTTAACTAGATAAAATGAAACGACTGGGAACACCTGGAAACGCTTTTTAGCCCATACGCCCTTACGGATTGCCTGATCGGATGACTGAGTATTTGAGTGTGAAATTATAGAAAGGAATGATTAAATGGAGAATCTAAGTAACCGACTAGTGGGTAAAAGTGTAGAAGCCTTTATTATGGGACTAGAAATTTATAACAAACCGACAATTCGTTATAGAGTTGAAGGGTTCAGCTTCTTTATCTGTAATGCTTGGGAATTAATGCTGAAAGCTTATTTGATTAATAGAGACGGTGAAACAAGTATTTATTATGCTGACAAGGCCGACAGAACCATTTCTTTGGAAGAATCTATTAAGAGAGTGTTTACTAATAAGCATGATCCCTTGCGTTTAAATTTAGAGCAAATTATCAGCTTAAGAAACACAAGTACTCACTTTATAACGGAAGATTACGAACAAATATTTGCTCCGTTATTCCAAGCTTGCGTTTTCAATTACGTCGAAAAGATGCAAGAATTTCATACTGTTGATGTTTCCAAAAATATAGCACCAAGTTTCTTATCTTTAAGTGTCAATGTCTCGGATATTTCTGATAAAGCTTTGAAAGCTAATTATTCTGCAGTAGTAGCTGAGCGCATGATACGAAAACGTAACGAAATAGCTGGTGAGCGCCAAGAAGAAGGTGCTAAATATTCAATTCCCATTGAAACTAGACTTGTCATTACAAAAGACCCAAATAAAGCAGATTTTGCTGTTAACGTATCTAAAACAGCAGACACAAATATAACTATAGTTCGCGATATTAAAGATCCGAACACTATATTTACTTTTGCACAAAGAAAAGTTATAGATTCCGTAAATAAAAGGCTTAAAAAGAAACATATTCTCTTGCATAAAATAAAAAATGGTGAACTCGTCAAAGACAAGTTCACCTCAAATGATTTTCAATTATTTATTAAGTTTTACGATATTAAGAATAAAGAATCAATGTGCTACCACTACAATATCGGCAATCGATACGGCTATTCTCAAAAAGTTGTCGACTTTATTATTGATGAAATTGAGAAAAACGACTCGATAATTCTACACATCAAACAGGAACTATTAAAGGCAAAAAAATAA